CGGGTTTACCGTGGATTTTATGTCCACAAGTGGGGTTTGAACAGGCTGCGCTTGCTGTTCCGGCTGCTGCATCATCTGCATCATCATGAACTGCCGGTATGCATCATTTGTCGGGGCTGGCGGCGTTGCAGGCGCAGTGGTAGTACCCGTAGGTACAGTGCCGGTAGGGCCGGTAGGGCCGGTAGGGCCGGTAGGGCCGGTAGGGCTGGACTTAGGGCCGCCGGTAATGATGTCTGATACGGTCTTTGCGGTTGTTCCAGTAATGGCGGAGTCAACAAGCCCGCTGAAGTCGCCATTTGCCAGTTTTGTCAGCGTGTCTACAGGCAGGCCGATCGTTTTGCCAATAGCAGAACCCACGCCTTTTTCAATGCCAGAAACCACTGACTTCGGTAGTACGTCAGACAATGAAGTCGTTGCTTCTGCAGGAAACACCCCGGCAGAATCGGCAATGTGCGTGCCACCAGTGATAAACGGCTCCGCGCTTTCCGGCGCGGCAGTGGCGGCTGTTGTAGTGGCTGGGCTTAGCGCATTCACTGCGTTACCAAGTCCGTAAGAAACTAACCCAGTAGTAAGCCCCGCGCCAACATCACCGTGCTGAGACGTTTGGTTCACACCCAGTATGGCCGCAGTTGTGGCGGGGTCAATGCCGTTGGCCGCAGCAATAGCTGTGATGGCGGCCTGCCCGATTGGGTTCTCTGCGACGGCTTTGCTTACGCCGGAGACAATATCACTTGCGGCGCTACCAAGGCCGCTGATGAAGTCGCCAATTCCACCGAACAAACCGCCACCAGAGGATGGGCGGTAGGTTGCGCCCTGTTTCCCGGCGATATCGAACTGCGTAAACGTCCCATCATGGTTGTCGCGCACGAAGCCGGTAATGTTAGACCTGTCGTCCCGCATACCATTGCGGCCGTCAATTTGGCCGTACTGGGTTGTGACACTACCGCTACCAAGCAGATTTTTGATCGGCTCCGAGTTCAAGTACGCCTGCATGGCGTTGGCGTTCAGCGCGGCAACTGCGCTGTTAAACCCTACGCTATCGAAGTCGCGGTTTCGTCCTCCGCCTGAGGTGTACTGCTTACGTAGCTCCTCGACCTGATCGTAGGATGCCTTGAACAGGGAAGTCCCGTAAGCCTTGCGAGCAGCTTCCGCCTGCGCCGCGGGCGTAGCGGGTGTACCGTCCTGATAACGTCCTCCACCACCGGGCATAAGCTACTCCTGAAAAAAGGTCGGCATCATGTTGGTGCGGACACAAAAGATAATGTTACTACTGAGGACGGAACGCTTGGCCGCACAAAGGGGAGCGTAGCGTTCGTATAAGCCTCGATATTAAGTCCTGTGGCGTCGGCTGCAACAATCAGCTCAATATAGTCGTTCGCCACCAAATTGACAAAGAAATTGCACGCGCCGATTGCGTATCCGTTGGTGCCGCCGTGGGATGCCACTACCGCCCATGTACTAGCGGTACCCGCCACATCGGCCCCGTTTTTACGTATCCAAACCCACGCATCTATGATCTGCGCGGTTGTGTTCTCAAACTGCAAGCTGAACTGGCAATTATAGATACCGTCCTGTGCAACGGTCATCTTGTTTGAGGCAAGCGTAACTCCGTTTCCATAGTCCGTGGTGTTCAGAACAACCACGTAGGGGGTGCTGGCGGCCGCAAGCGACTGCGTTGCCGAGTTACTGAAAGCCCCATAGGGGTTGTTCAAGATTCTCCCGCCGCGCGTACCCAGCAAGGTACTGAAGGCCGCATCCACTTGGTTGAAGTACAGCCGAAGGGTATTGACGATCCGGTTGAATGGCGTTGACTCATACTCGTCCGGCACCTGCGCAAGCGCAGGGGACTTTACGAGCGGTACGCGGCGGGTTGTCATGCCTACCGGCGACCGTCAGGTCGGATGTCGATACGTGGGGCACCAAGCTGCCACGTTGTACCGAGCTGGTTAGTCTCGATCTTGAACGCCATCTGCCGCCCGCGCACGCGGATGTACAACTGCCCGGTGAACTGCTCGATGGTAACCGTGGAGGTACGCACCACACTGCCGCTTGCCGAGCCAGCCACCGACATAGGGTTGTTGTAGCCAGAGCCAGAGTTCTGCATCGGCATGAGCGTCATGGTGGCTGTAGGGGCTGCATTTGTCGAGCCGTCGAACGTCATGTCTGGGATCAGCCGCCACACGAAGCCAAAGTTGTGGCCGTCATCAATATCAAATTCCGAAGTGACAATGTAGGCGTCGATCGGCTGCGGGACACCGGACTCGTTATCGTCCAGCCCCGTTTCATGGGTGACGATGTTCTGACTGTAGGTTGCAGCGATAGGTTGTGTAGTAACACCGGAGTCCAGCCAAGCCGTACGTGCCATCGAGCCGTAGTACCACGCATCCTCAACGTAGTTGTACACAACGTACCGATTCACCGTTGTCGAGCCTGATGTGCAATAGAACCACCAGATTTCGTTAAACCCCTCGTTAGTCGCGCCAAAGATTTGGTACGCCTCCTGCTGGTTGATGTCGGAAAATATGAACTGGCGCAAGTCGCAGCGCAACGTAGAGACGTGGCCGTCGTACTTGTAGAACTTGTCCACGCCCATCCAGTAGGTAACCCCGGCCGCCACTGCTTGCGCGTTGGGGCTGATGATCGTGATGGCGTCGGCCAGCAACTGCACACTCCACACCGCTGGGTAGCCGACGTACTGCATGGAATACATGGACGAGTCTGTCCAGATCAAAATTTCCTGCCGGGTCTGCAGGGTAGCTACGATCTCGTAGCCGTGCGACAGGCGGATGCCGCCCGCTTGGTTTGTGGCCGCTGGTGTCCACATGGTCACCGACTCTTGATCCGACCAGCGGATGTACATCGGGTCTTGCACGGCTGAGCCAATGGTGTTGGTACCGAATGCAATGACAAACCGGGACACATCCGACACTACAACATTGAGTGCCACTACCGGCGGATCAGATGCGCCGGGAAGCGATGTGATGTTCACAGCTCGCGCGGACAGGCCGCCCGAGGCCGTCCAGTAGTAAATCGCGCCGTAGCGGGGGTTGAACAGTAGGTTCTCGCCAAAGTTGCACTGCGTCCAGAGGCGCAGCTTCTCCACGGCGGTTTGCCCAAAGCCCCATGTGCCGTAGCCCCAGTTACCCGCACCCCAGCCGACAACCGCAACGGTAGAGGCGTATCCGGGGTTGATCTGGTAGGCCGCAGACACCGCCGCGCCGCCACCCGGCGAGCCAGTAACGTCCGCTGCGATAGCGGTGGCTGCCACGGTAATGGTGTAGGTGTTCACGCCCACATAGGTGAGCTGGTACTCCTTATTGAGCACCGTTGCAGTGATGTTGCCGCCAAGGCCCGCAGCCCCGGAGAATGTCACAAACGCACCATCCAGCGCACCGTGTGCAGCCGCCGTAACGGTAATCACCGAAGACCCAAGCGTTGCCCGGAAGGGGTTAGCCGCCAGCGTGACCGTTGTACGTAATGGGGTTACGTCATAGTAAGCCGTGCCGGACTCGATGTAGAACTTCAGGTTGGTGCCGACACCGGTATAGCGGAACTGGGCCAGCGTCACCCATTGGAAAAGCGAGCGGCACACTCCAAGAAATGTATTTGCAGAAGTACGCACCCAACCGCCAATTTTCTCGGGAGTACCTTGGCGGAACCGTACCTTGTCCGACTCAAAATACCCGCCTTCATTGGTGTATCGGGTGTTCTCCCGGTTTACGCCGGGCTTAAACTGCAGCTTTTTTAAGGGCATGGCGCATCCTATTTGGTTGGCTGAGCCTGCGCCAGCAGCTCGGTCTTACGCTGACTGTTGGAGTTGGAGCCGAACCAAAAGCCCAGAACCATGATAAGCGCGGAATCCATTGTACCCAGAACACGCCCAATAATGATAGGGTCTGCGTTGGCTGGCATGGCGTGGAACAGCAGCAAACCTTCGGCTGTGAGCGTGATCAGGACGATCAACCAAGTCAGCAAGCTGGGGGTGATACTGTGCGTCTGGATAGCCATGTTCCGCGCGGAGTCGCGGTCTTTGAACTCAAGCTCGGCAAACTTGAACCCGTTGTCCATCTCGTGCTGTTTGAACTCAATCTCTAGCTGACGCAGCTTTGCCAAGTCTTCCGGCTTTAGCTGGTTATCTTGGAAGATTTTGGCTACGTCCTGCTGCGTGGCGTTGTCCACACCGAACACCTTACCCAGCGCAGATACCGCCATTCCCCCCAGCGGGCCGAGCGCAGCGGATGCAACCGTGGGGGCCAGAGATTTGAGTACGTCGATCCAGTTCATAGTTCACCCCAGTTCGTGATGTACTTACGGCCCTGCGTAAGCTCCAGCCACATAATCCACGCGGCGGTGCCCGCCCCATGCGCTTCTTCGTTTCGCCCCTGCCGCACATACTGTTCGCGTTTGGCAAGGATTTTTGCTAACCCTACGGCTTCAAGCTCCGTTATGCGGGGGTCTTGCAAGTCAATCTGTGCCAGTACATTTTCGGCTTTAGGGAGCGCCATGTTTTGTGCTCCAAAGCACAAACGCCCACACTAACGTGCAGGCGATCAGAACGGCTTTAGTTGTGCGGTTCATCCCACATCTCCACTGCTGTAGGTAATCCAGACTTCTTCACCCTTGTCGATGGCATCCCGTATTTTGGGGAAGAGGGTGTCGAAGGCGAGTCGTGACTCGGTGACAGAGCTTCCCGTATGTCCTCTTCCAACGAGCAGGCACCCTTCCGTTTGGGTTGCGAGGTTTCCGGGATGAATCCTGATTCCGGAAAAATTCGGTACATCACATACCAAAGGCAGATCACGTTGAAAACGATTGCTATGAGTAACCACCACACGATAACGTCCATAAGGGATTGCCGTTTCTCCAAAGACTTTTTCACCGTTCGGGCGCACAACGTCTTCCAGCGTCCAGCACTCATGCTCGCCGTCAACCAGCAGTTCACCAATGGTGCATTCGGCACCGCACATGAAGCGAACTACGGACAGTTCCATTATTTGTCTACCTTGTTTTCCAAGCGATCAAAAATCTTTCCCAGCATCTCCTTAATGTCTTTCACATCGGATTTGAAGTCCTCGCGTGTGACGTAGGTTTTGGGGAGTTCTTCGCGCAGCTTGCCAAGATCGCGCTTCAGGTCGTTTACTGCTGCCCACAGTTCACGGGCAAACCAACCCATGACAGACAAGGCCGCACCACCCACGATGTTGATCAGGTTTTGGTACTCGTTCATTTCTGAGGTTGCTCCAATTCGTTCTTGATAGCCAGCGCATTCGCACCAGCAGATTCAACAGCAGCAACAGCCCCGGCTACAAGTGCCACTTGCCCGATTGCTACTTGGTTTGTAGTCACCCAAGCAGATAGGCCAGCGCAGCCGGTGAGAGAGATTGCGGTTAGTGCGATAAGTAATGTTTTCATGGTGTGCTCCTTAAAGACCTGCTGCGGATAGACGGGCGGTGAGTGCTTGGATTTGGGCTTGCTGCTCTTACATTGCCTTAATCGGCATCATTCAATCCAACCTGCCCCGTGCCGCCATCTCTAGCTGGTATATCAAGTTGCCTTTTGATCTCTGCGTTGATATGTCTAATAATCGGCTCAGACATTTTGAATGGCATCTCGATAAGTGCAGAACTCAATACTTGGAGTTGTTGTTCGTTGAAAGTAATATTGAATGTTTTCATATGGGACTTATGCTGGGAAGCAAGGAATATAGAAGATAACTCCACCAAGATTTACAGTAAGCCACTGCGTGGGGCCGCTGCTAGTAGTTCCCGGCTTGTTTGTTGCGGAAAATGTTGCAGTCTGCGCTCCAGTTGTGTATTGGCCTGTACCAACAAAACGGAGTATCCCTGTAGACTGCAAAACAAACCCATTTGCCGAAGTACTCACAAGAGCATCTGAGCGCATAGTTAAAATATCATTTCCTCCA